TACACAGTTATCAGTTAGAGAGCAAAACGTAATGGGTGCTTTTGAGCTTGAGAACGTCAAAGCTCAGCTAGATTCACTATTTGAAAGCAGCCCTCGAAAAATTGAAGGGTTTAAGACTCGAATTTTAAAAATAAGCCTTAGTTTTGGCCTGCAAAGCTGCACGCCGGAATCAATTATTAATGCTGGCCTGCAAGCGGTTACTTTGGATTTACCAATTGAGTTCGGGCAAGGCTATGTTGTTAATTATGGCGGTCAAGCTCAGTTCGATTGTGGATATAAAGGCTGGCAGGTTTTAGCTAAACGTGCAGGGTTATCTGTTTTAGCCGATGTTGTTTATGAGTGTGACGAGTTTAGCCAATCTGGTTTTGGTTTTAACAAAACAATTACATTCAACCCAAATTATGCAGAACGTAAAAGCTCTAATGATGAATGGGCTAAAAAGAATCTTACTGGCGTAATCGTTTCTGTTCTTGAAGATGAGACAGGCAGTGAAGCCTATTCCTTTGTACCAGCAGACTTAATTCATAAAATTGTTGGTGCATCGCCAAGCGCAGGCAAGGTATCTAAGAAGATAGGCCAAAAAACTAGCCCTCATGATAAATGGGCTGAGCAAATGTTTTCAGCTAAGGCGATTAAGCAAGTTGTTTCAAAAATGCCGATTGATATTAGCCGTTCTTCACAACTGGCTCAGGCAATTGAAATGGTTAATCAAACTGAAATGGTCGCTCAAGATAAAGCTAAGGCAGAAGATAATGCATATCCTCAAGCACGATTTGATGAGTATTTCCCTCAATGGCAAGAGCTTGTTATGAGTGGTAAGAAGCCAGCAATGAGCATCATCAGCCAGCTATCAAACAGCTACAAACTAACGGCTCAGCAGCTTGAAAAGTTAATGGATTTGAGAAATGCACAGCCAATAGAGGGAGAGATTCAAAATGCTTAGTGAAGAATTATATTTAGAGCGTTTAGGTAATTTTACTGCAAGCGAAAATCACCGTCTTATGGCTGGCTGGGACAAACCTCAGCCATCTAGAGATTTTGAATACTTCGATAATGTTTACGGTGTTATTAAGCCTCTTTTTGATAAAGGCGAAAGCAAGTTTTTAGTCGGTGACTTATCGAGCAAGTTTAACTTCAAATTAACAGGTGATTTGATTAAAAAAACCTTAGAGGTCATTAAAGGTGAAATACCACCTACAGGCCTAGTGACATATGCCGAAGAAAAAGCGCTTGAGACTTTGTTTGATCTTGATCCATCGCTCAACTTTAGCAATCAGCACACTTTAAACGGTGAAGAAAGAGAGCTTGAGTGTATGCAGCTTTTATCATCTAAAACAGGGCTTGAGTTTCATCACACAGGAGAAGAGCAAATACACATCCATGCTAACGAGGTTGGCTGTACTCCTGATGGCGTTATTTATGATGAACTAGACCTTGTTAGCACCGGCGCAGAGGTTAAGTGTAAAAGCCCTCTAGTTCACGCTAGAAATTTACTTGTAAACAATAGCCAAGATATGAAAGAAGCACTGTTTGAGCATTACGTGCAGGTTCAAACAGCGATGCTGGTTACAGGTTCCGATTATTGGTACTTCGCAAACTACAACCCTTTTGCAAAGAAAGAATCACACAAATTTAAATACATCGTTGTTGATAGAGATATTGAGCTTATAAATATCCTTAAGCAACGAATTGAAATAGCAAAACAAATCAAAGCGGATTTTTTAAGAAAACTTGAAGAGTCAGAGATAAACATTAAACACGATATGGCGGCGTAAAAATGAGCGAATCACAAAGACAAAGCGACATTATTCAATGGGGTGTAGATAGGAACCTTGTTGGCGAAACTGGTGAGGCAACAAAGCTTGCACAGTACAGAAAAACACATGAAGAAATTGGTGAGTTACTAGAAGCAATTGAGCATGAAGATATTGATCTGGCAAAAGATGCTATCGGTGATATTTACGTGACATTAGTGCTTCAAGCTGAATTGTGGGGGTTGTCTATGCATGAATGTATCGAGCAGGCATGGCAGGAAATTAAAGACCGTAAAGGCAAGCTTGTTAATGGCGTATTTGTTAAGGAGGCCGTTTAAATGTCAGTTAATCGTGTAATTCTTGTAGGTAGGCTTGGTGCAGATCCAGAAAGTCGGGCTTTCCCTTTTAGAGAGGAAATATAAATGCCAGCAGCAATACCTCCATTCAAAAGACTGCTAAGTCACTACGATGAGGATCCTGTTACTGGCTGCTGGCTGTGGAATAGCTCTACATATAAAAGCGGTTATGGATGGTTAAAGGTTTTCGGAAAGGTGGTGTCTGCACATAGATATTCGTATGAATTGCATAAGGGTGAAATACCAAAAAGGAATGCATATTCTTCATTCATGCGATGTTAAGACGTGCATTAATCCCGAGCATTTAAGGCCGGGAACACATCAAGAAAACATGAATGAAGCAGTAGAAAGGTCTCGAATTAGATCAGGTGAAAATCACCCCATGTACGGTACGAAGAACCCAAGACCCAAACAAGCTCATCCAGTAAGGGTTTTGGGTAAGAATTTTCAAAGCAAAAAAGAAGCTGAAAGAGAATTAGGTTTAGGCAGTGGAACGGTTAACTATTGGCTAGCAAGGCATCCAGAAAAAGCACAATTACTAGAAAGGAACAAATAATGGCACAAGTAGGCATCAGTATTAGAGTAGATGTGACAAAGATTGATAAATCCAGATTATATGAAGGTGAAAAAGGCACTTACTTAGACTTAACTACCTTTGTTGATTTAGATAAAAAAGATCAATATGACAATAACGGGTTTATCTCTCAATCGACAACAAAAGAAGAGCGTCAAAGCGGTTTGCAAACACCAATTTTAGGTAACGTTCGAGTGTTTTATTCAGGTGATAACTCTCCAGCGCCACAATCTCAACCGCAACCAGCAAGCCCACAAGCTGGTGCGGATTATGGGCAAGGTGGTTCTGAAGACTCAGATATTCCATTTTAACCATGTCTTATCAAATAACACATGAGCAGCTTGAAGAAAT